GCCAGCATCCCCAACGACCGGCAGCTAAAGGCCGACCTGACAGGCCCCATGAAGAAGCCCGACTCGTCGGGTACGATCTACTTGGAAGGCAAGAAAGAGATGAAGTCGCGCGGGCTGGCCTCACCGGACGCAGCCGACGCACTAGCGGTGACGTTTGCGTTCCCGGTAGCCAGCCGTGAGTCGAGTTTCGATAGAGCGGCTCGCACGTCACCGCGAGGACATCAGCAAACGGTCGCAGCAACGGGATGGATGGGGAACTAGAATGGCCGCTAAAAAAGGTGTATCGTTGAGCGTAGGTCGGGGCGAGAAGCTACCGGCCAGCAAGGGCGCGGGGCTGACAGCCAAGGGGCGGGAGAAGTACAACCGTGAGACGGGCAGCAACCTAAAGGCGCCTGCACCGAGTCCAAAGACGAAAGCTGATGAAGGGCGTAAGAAGTCATTTTGCGCCAGAATGGGTGCCGTGGCAGCCAATGCCAAAGACGGCGAACGCGCGAAAGCGTCACTTAAACGATGGAAATGCTAATGGCTACCAAACCCGGTTTGTACAGTAATATTAACGCAAAACAGGCCCGCATCAAGGCCGGCTCCGGCGAAAAAATGCGCAAAGTTGGCTCTGCTGGCGCACCGACAGCAAAAAACTTTAAAGACTCTGCTAAGACAGCCAAAAAGGGCAAGAAGTAAATGGACTACACCGGCATAAATTCGGCTGCTAAAGTCGCTGCGATTGGCGGCAACCCGCCGACCAAGAAGGGGGATGAGAGCGACAGCGACGCGCTGGCCACTATGCGCAGTCGCCTTGATATGGCGATCTCCGCATTGTCAGAAAGTCGTGAAGATGAGCTAGACGACTTGCGTTTTTATGCCGGTTCTCCAGACAACTGCTGGCAGTGGCCAGCCGACGTACTGGCAACCCGTGGTGCAGTGCAGGGGCAGACGATCAACGCCCGCCCAACACTGACAATTAACAAGCTGCCACAACACGTAAGACAGGTCACCAATGACCAAAGACAAAACCGTCCGAGCGGCAAAGTTATACCCGCTGACGACAACGCCGACCCAGAGGTTGCAGAAATTTACAACGGCATGGTCAGGCACATCGAGTACATCTCGGACGCCGACGTTGCCTACGACACCGCCTGTGAAAACCAAGTAAGTTATGGTGAGGGCTACATCCGCATTCTGACCGAGTATTGCGACGACAATACGTTCGATCAAGACATCAAGATTATGCGGGTTCGCAACTCGTTTTCGGTCTACATGGATCCAACGATCCAAGAACCCTGCGGCGCGGATGCTAAGTGGTGTTTTATTACCGAAGAATTGCAGCGCGATGAGTACGAGCGCCTGTTTCCTGACGCGTCACCCATCTCTAGCCTGCAAACGCTAGGTATTGGCGACCAGTCCATCAGCATTTGGATTAACCAAGACACGGTGCGTATCGCCGAGTATTACTACGTTGAATACAACAAGGCAACACTGCACCTGTACCCAGGCAACATCACCGCCTTTGACGGTTCGCCCGAAGCCAAGCAGTTGAAGATGATGGGCGTCAAACCCGTGCGTAGCCGTCAGGTAAACGCCAAGCGGGTAAAGTGGTGCAAGACCAACGGATACGAGTTCTTGGAGCAAAACGACTGGGCAGGCGACTGGATACCGGTGGTGCGCGTGATTGGCAACGAATTTGAGGTAGAAGGTAAGATTTACATCTCTGGATTGGTCAGAAATGCCAAGGATGCCCAGCGAATGTACAACTATTGGGTGTCGCAAGAGGCAGAAATGATTGCTTTGGCGCCAAAAGCGCCATTTATTGGCTACGGCGGGCAGTTTGAGGGGTACGAAACCCAGTGGAAGACGGCAAACACGCAAAATTGGCCATATTTGGAGGTAAATCCGGACGTAACGGACGGAAGTGGCGCTATTTTGCCGCTGCCACAGCGTGCAGCCCCACCAATGGCGTCGTCTGGCCTGCTGCAAGCCAAGGCTGGCGCGTCCGACGACATCAAATCGACCACTGGCCAGTACGACACCAGTCTGGGAGCGACATCAAACGAGCGTTCGGGCAAGGCAATTTTAGCGCGCGAGCGTCAGTCTGATACGGGCACTTACCATTACGTGGACAATCTGGCGCGGGCTGTTCGGCATGTTACTCGTCAGCTGGTTGGGTTGATTCCGAAGATTTACGACACCCAGCGTGTGGCTCGCATCATTGGTCTGGACGGCGACACCGAGATGGTCAAGATTGACCCGACCCAGCAAGAGCCGGTCAAGAAAATTGTGGATGAGAACAATATTGTCATCGACAAGATTTACAATCCCGGCGTAGGTAAGTACGACGTGGTGGTCACAACTGGCCCGTCTTACATGACCAAGCGTCAAGAAGCACTGGACGCAATGGGTATGATTTTGCAGTCCAACCCGCAACTCTGGCAAGTGGCTGGCGACCTGTTCATCAAGAACATGGACTGGCCAGGCGCGCAGGAGATGGCCAAACGGTTTGAGAAGATCATTGATCCGAAGATTATGGCCGACTCGGACGAGTCGCCTGAGATGCAGATGGCCAAGCAGCAGATGGAAGCAATGGCGCAGGAGCTGGAGCAGATGAGCCAGATGCTGCAAAACGTAGACAAGTCCATAGAAGTAAAAGATATGGAGCGCAAGGCATTTGAAGCCGAGATCAAGGCGTACCAAGCAGAAACGCAGCGTCTGTCGGCTATCTCTGGTGCTATGAACCCCGAGCAGGTGCAAGAAGTCGTCATGCAAACACTGCGTGACGTGATGACCACCGGCGACTTGGTGATGGAGCAGCAAGGCCAAGAATTGATGGGTGACATGGGCGGAATGGGCGGTATGCAGCAAGAAATGGGTGGTATGCCACAAGAAATGGGTGGTATGCCACAAGAAATGCAGCAAATGCCGCCTGAAATGGGTATGATTCCACCTGAATCAGCAGAAATGCCGCCAGAAATGATGAATATGCCACCGGAAGGGATGGGACAATGAAAGCCGCCGACTTCGTAGGACTGCTGTTTTTAGGGCGGGATGTGGCTCATTCGGTGCATTTGAACACCCGCAGCTATTCAAAACACAAGGCGTTGCAAAAGTTTTACGACGGTGTTATTGATCTGGCTGACAAGTTTGCTGAAGCCTACCAAGGCAATTATGGTCTGATTGGCTCCATTTCGTTGCAGTCTACAAAGAAGCAGGGCAACATTGTCGAGTTTTTGGAAAATCAGCTAGAAGAAATACAGTCTGTGCGCTACAAGGTTGTCGATAAAGAATGTACTGCAATACACAATATTATTGATGAGATTGAAGCGCTGTACATGTCAACGCTGTATAAATTGAAGTTTCTTGCGTAAGGTAGATCATGGCAAATTACACCTACATCACGGCTTCGGCCAACATTAAACCAATGGCCGGCAAGCTGAAGGGTATTTTTGTCAGTGCAGCCTCTGCAACGCCGACCATTACTGTGTACGACTCAGCAGCTACTACTACTACAGCAACACTTTTGGGTGTGTTTACCCCCGCTGCCGCAACGTCATATATCTTGCCGTTAGAAGGCGCGTATGCTAAGAATGGCATTTATGTTGTTATTAGTGGTACAGTTAGCGCAACCGTACTTTACGAATAATTTTGCATTACCGCACTGACGCGGTACGTCAGGGATTCTTTAGGAATCGACAATGTCTGATGAAGTACAAAACGAGTTAGCGGAAGTACCCGCGCCAGTACCGGCACCGACGGCAGAGCCAGTAGCTGAAGAAACACATGCGCCGGAGAATGACCAGCCAAACGAGCAGCAAACCAAGACCTTCTCACAAGAAGAATTGGATGCCATCGTAGGCAAAAGGCTTGCAAGAGAACAGCGTAAGTGGGAAAGAGAACAGACACGTCGAGCGCAAGAAGCGCCTGCTGCGTCTTACGAACTCCCGCCGGTCGAGAATTTTGATTCTGTGGATGCGTACGCTGATGCACTAGCCGTACGAAAAGCAGAAGAATTACTCGTCAAACGTGAAGCTGATCGCGAGCGAATGAATGTAATCGAAGCGTATCAAGATCGTGAAGAGGACGCGCGGGCTAAGTATGAGGACTTTGAACAAGTCGCATACAACCCTGCACTGCCTATCACGGCTGCTATGGCTGAGACTATTCAATCGTCCGATATTGGCCCCGATTTGGCCTACTACTTGGGTACCCACCCAAATGAAGCCAGCCGGATTTCGCGTCTGTCGCCTATTTTACAAGCCAAAGAAATCGGCAAACTAGAAGTTAAAATTGCTTCAGAACCGGTTTTAAGAAAGACAACTAGCGCCCCATCACCCATCGCGCCTATTAGTGGCCGTGGCTCTGGTTCACCGTCTTATGACACGACTGACCCACGTTCTATCAAGAACATGAGTACGTCAGAGTGGATTGAGGCAGACCGCCAGCGCCAGATGAAGAAGTGGGAAGCTCAACGTAATCGCTAACTTTTTTTAGGATATAAATCATGGCAAACTCGATTCTCACCATCGACATGATTACTCGGAAGGCTCTCGAAATTCTCGAGAACAACCTGGTAATCACTCGTAACGTCAACCGTCAGTACGACGACTCTTTCGCCGTTGAAGGCGCAAAAATTGGTTCCACCCTGCGTATCCGCTTGCCGGATCGTGCGCTGGTAACCGACGGCGCCGCCCTGCAAGTTCAGGACGACAACGAACAGTTCACCACACTGACTGTTGCTTCGCAGAAGCACATCGGTATTAACTTCACCTCTGCCGAACTCACCATGCAGTTGGATGACTTTGCAGAACGTGTTTTGAAGCCTCGTATTTCTCAGCTGGCTTCCAGCATTGATGCTGACGTTGCTAACGCATACAAAAACATCTTCGCATCAGTCGGTACACCTGGCACCGTGCCTTCGACTTCGCTCGTTCTGCTGCAAGCTCAGCAGAAACTGAACGAAAACGCAGCTGTGATGTCGCCACGCTACGCAACTGTTAACCCAGCTGCTAACGCTGGTCTGGTTGAAGGCATGAAAGGTCTGTTCAACCCAACCACCACCATTTCTAACCAGTTTAAGAATGGCATGATGGGTATGGGCGTTCTGGGCTTTGAAGAAGTCAACATGTCTCAGTCGATCAAGCAGCACACCACAGGTGATTACGGCACGGCTATTACTGTGACTTCGACGGTTACTACCGAAGGCCAGTCTACTCTGCCAATCAGCTTCACCGGCTCGTCCAAAGTTTGGAACGTCGGCGACGTGTTTACCATTGCTGGCGTTAACGCTGTCAACCCACAAACCCGTGAGTCTACTGGTTCGCTGCAACAGTTCGTCGTAACTGCTTCTGCTACTGGTTCGTCCACTGCAACTTTGTCAATCAGCCCAGCGCTATATTCGGCTTCGCAAGCTCTGGCTACTGTGTCGTCACTGCCTGCTTCGGGTGCTGTGGTTACCATGCTGGGCGCGGCTGCAACGCAGTACTCGCAGAATCTGATTTACCACAAAGATGCGATCACTTTCGCTACCGCTGACTTGCTGTTGCCACAAGGTGTTGACATGGCTTCCCGTCAAGTCCATAACGGCATCTCAATGCGCGTTGTTCGTCAGTACGACATCAACAACGACCGTCTGCCTTGCCGTATTGACGTGCTGTATGGCTTTAGCACGATCCGTCCGCAAATGGCCGTCCGCATGTGGGGCTAAATCTTGGTGGGGGCTTCAACCCCCATTAACAACATTTTTTAAAGGAAAACTATTATGGCACTCCCAAGCGTAGGCGGCGGCTATCAAGTCGGCGACGGCAATTTAAACGAACTTCAAATTAACGAGAGCGCAGCGCCCCAAACGGCAACTGTAACCGCAACTTTAACTGCTGCTCAGATTTTGGGTAATGTACTGGTGGCTAACCCTAGCACCTCTGCTGCAACTTACACTTTGCCAACCGGTGCAGCTATTGACGCCGTGTTGACCAACGCTAAAATTGGCAGCACGTTTGACCTGTACATCGTTAACATCGGTACATCGTCAGGCACAGTTACTTTGGCAGTCAGCACTGGCGTATCTGATGGCGGCAATGCTGTTGTGGCGGTGGCGATTACTTCTAGCGCCCACTTCCGTTTCCGCAGAACTGCTGATGCAACTTACGTTGCGTACAAACTTTAAGTAAAAAGAAGGAGGGGTAAAACCCTCCTCTTTAATTTTTTAAAGGATTAAAAAAATGGGTAACACTAAATCAATTGGCGTTGCATACAGTGACCAAGACATTGACGGCGGCACAATTGGTGCAACTACGCCCTCGTCTGTTGTTGGCACTACTGTTTACGCTACATCCGAAATCGGCTATTCTGCTGCCGCGCAAGGTACTGTAACGCAAGCCACCAGCAAGTCAACAGCAGTTACGCTGGATAAATCTGCTGGCCGCATCACAATGAATAACGCTTCATTAACAACAGCAACTAACGCAACTTTTACGCTAAACAATTCAACAATTAGCGCAAACGACGCGGTGATTTTGACTATTTCGGGCGGTCAAGCTACAGCAGGTTCGTACAATGTATTTGCTAATTCGCTTACCGCTGGTTCCGTCAGCATTACTTTGCGTAATATTTCAGGTGGGACGTTGTCTGAAGCAGTGGTAATTAACTTTGCTATTATCCACAGCGCGTCATAATTAAGGCGGGGCTTCGGCCCCGTTCTCTCATGCCTATATATTTACAACATTCAGTCCACGGTAGTAAAGTAGCTACAATGGAATTAGAAGCAATAGCAGATGAAGAAAACGGCTGGCTTCGGTATAATCCCGAGACGCCTTTAGATTCTGAAGCGGTGCCAGCCAACGAGCTGAATGTCAAACGTCGTCGTAGCCGCCCCGTTGTAGAGGCCGCCGCCCCAGAATAAGGAGCCAGAATGGCAACCGCTTTCGACCAGATCAAGGCCGCACTTCGGCTAATTGGCCAGCTGGCCGAAGGTGAGGAACCTTCTCCACAGACTGCTCAAGATGCCTTAAACGCCATGAATCAAATGATTGATTCGTGGAATACTGAGCGTCTGGCTGTTTTTGCTACGCAAGATCAGGTATTTAACTGGCCAACCGACGAGATTACCCGCACGATTGGGCCAACCGGCGACTTTGTTGGCAATCGGCCTATTCTGATTGACGACTCAACATACTTCCGCGATCCGCAGACCAATGTGTCTTACGGCATTAAACTAATTAACCAGCAACAGTACAACGGCATTGCGGTTAAAACAGTAACCAGCACTTATCCGCAGGTTATGTTTGTCAACAACACGTATCCAGACATGACTATGACCATCTACCCAAAGCCTACAAGGCTTTTGGAGTGGCACATTGTGTCGGTTGAAGAGCTAACCCAACCTGCAACGCTTAACACCGTGCTGTCGTTCCCACCGGGTTACTTGCGTGCGTTCAAATACAACTTGGCAATGGAAATTGCTAACGAGTTTGGTGTTGAGCCTATGCCGCAGGTGTCACGGATTGCCATGACATCTAAACGCAATCTGAAGCGCATCAACAACCCAGATGACATAATGGCCATGCCTTACTCGTTGGTGGCTACTACTCAACGCTACAATATTTACGCTGGTAACTTTTAAGCCGTGAAGACGCCTATCCTCGGCCAGTCCTATGTGGCTCGCAGCGTTAACGCTGCTGATAGCCGCATGGTGAACCTGTACCCCGAAGCCACACCGGCACCAGAGGGCATGGAGCCTGCGTACCTGAACCGGGCGCCAGGCTTGCGTAAGCTGGCAACTGTTGGTACTGGCCCTATCCGTGGGCTGTGGCAGTACGGCAGCTACGGCTACGCTGTCTCAGGCAGCAAGCTCTACCGCATCTCAAGCGACTGGACGTCGATACCGCTGGGTAACGTCAGCGGCACCGGCCCCGTGTCGATGGTGGATAACGGCACGCAGCTCTTCATTGCGGCTAATCCTGACGGCTACATCTACGACGCATCAACAGAAGAGTACGCCGAAATTACGGATGTGGACTTCCCAGGCGCAGTGACTGTGGGTTATTTGGACGGCTATTTTGTCTTTCAAGAGCCGAATTCGCAAAAGTTCTGGACGTCTGAACTGCTTGACGGCACCCAGCTTGACCCACTGTCGTTTGCTAGTGCTGAAGGTATGCCGGACAACTTGGTGGCGGTATTTGTTGACCACCGCGAGGTATGGCTGTTTGGCACTCAGTCTGTTGAAGTTTGGTATGACGCAGGCACTGCGCCGTTCCCTCTGGCTCGCATTCAAGGTGCGGTGAATGAGATCGGCTGTGCTGCGACCTTCTCGGTTGCCAAGATGGACAACTCGCTGTTCTGGCTAGGCGCAGACGCCCGTGGTCAAGGCGTGGTGTTTCGTGCTAACGGCTACTCTGGCCAGCGCATTTCTACCCACGCGGTCGAGTTTGCCATCCAGAGCTACGGCACCATCTCAGACGCAATTGCTTTTACGTACCAACAAGACGGACATGCTTTTTACGTGCTGACCTTTCCGACTGCCCAGAAAACTTGGGTGTTTGATGTGGCAACCGGCATGTGGCATGAGCGTGCAGGCTTTGCCAACGGGCAGTTCATCCGTCACCGAGCAAACTGCCAGATGTTTTTCAACAACGAAGTGATTGTTGGCGACTTCCAAAACGGCAAGATTTACGCTTACGACCTAGATGTGTTTGCTGACGATACGCTGCCGCAAAAGTGGTTGCGGTCATGGCGAGCGCTGCCTACCGGCCAGAACAACCTAAAGCGTACCGCCCAGCATGCCTTGCAGCTTGAGTGCGAGACAGGTGTGGGCTTGGTCATTGGCCAAGGTAACGACCCCCAAGTCATGCTGCGCTTCTCAGATGACGGCGGCCATACCTGGTCGAACGAGAAATGGGCGGGCATGGGCAAGATGGGCAACTACGGGTTTAGAGCCTTCTGGCGCCGTCTGGGTATGACTGACAAACTGCGTGACCGCGTGTACGAGGTATCAGGCACCGACCCCGTCAAGATCGCTATTATGGGTGCCGAACTTGCATTAACCGGCACCAATGCCTAACCCAGATAACGAACCGCAGATACCCAAGAACCAGTCGCCGATCTCCGACGACCGGACAGGGCTTGTCTCGCGTGATTGGTACCGGTTCTTCCTAAACCTGCTCAACAAAGCCAACACGGGCGGTGGGTCAGGCACGGTCACCTCAGTTAGTGTCTCCGGCGGGTCAACGGGTCTGACGACCTCTGGCGGGCCTGTAACGACCTCCGGCACCATCACCCTAGCTGGCACCCTAGACGTCGATAACGGTGGTACCGGCCAGACGACTGCCGCTGCGGCCATTACGGCTTTGACAGGCACGCAGACATCAGGTCAATACCTGCGTTCAAACGGCACAAACGCGGCTTTAAGCGCTATTCAAGTAGCGGACGTACCGACGCTTAACCAGAACACGACAGGCCAAGCAGGCAGCGTGGCTAACAATTTGACTGCCGGCACGGGCATCTCGTACAGCGCCGGCACAACCTACAACGGCTCAGCCGCTATTACGATTACCAATTCGGCGCCTGACCAGACGGTGTCGTTAACCGGCGGCACAGGCATCAGCACGTCAGGCACGTACCCCAGCTTTACGATCACCAACACCTTGCCAGACCAAACGGTGTCGCTAACCGGTGCGGGCACAACCAGCATTTCGGGCACGTACCCTAACTTCACCATTACGTCTAACGACCAGTATGTGGGTACGGTCACCAGCGTGTCCGGCACCGGTACGGTCAACGGCATTAGCTTGTCCGGCACGGTCACATCTAGTGGCAGCCTGACACTAGGTGGCACGCTGACCGGCGTGGATTTGGCCACGCAGGTAACAGGCACACTGCCAATTCTTAATGGCGGTACAGGCCAGACAACCGCCAGCGCAGCCTTTAACGCTTTGTCGCCGGTCACTAGCACGGGCGATCTGATCCTTGGTAACGGCGTCAACAGCGCCACACGGCTGCCAATTGGCGCCAATACCTACGTGCTGACATCGAATGGCACGACAGCAACCTGGGCAATACCGACCGGTTCGGGCGCAACGATTACGAACGACACGACAACGGCCACCAACGTCTACCCGACGTTTGCTGCTGCTACGTCCGGTTCGCTGTCAACTATATACACTAGCAATGCAAAACTACTATACAAACCTAGCACGGGTGAATTAACATCATCCCATTTGGTAGCTGGAAATGGTATAGTTGTCAACAACTTAACCGTTGGCACCAGCTACACGATTGCAGCTGGCACGTCTGGCATGTCAGCTGGCCCAATTACGGTGTCTGGTGGCGTGGTGGTGACGGTGGCCAGTGGCTCACGATGGGTGGTGGTGTGAACGAAATTACAGAACATTTTGTACCAAACCGCGAGCAGATTGACCGTTTGCAGGCTGAGATGGTGACGATGCCGCAAGCCAAATTGGTTACGGAGCATCATTTTTCACCCGGCATGTACATGCGCAAAGTGTTTCGCCCCGCCGGCACTTTGATTGTAGGCAAGGTGCATAAAGAGCCGCATTTCTTTTTGTGCGCTATGGGTGAGATTGTGGCGTGGACTGAAAAAGGCATGATTACTTTATTGCCTGGCGACGTAGTGGAATCACAGCCTGGCACCAAGCGCGTCACAATGGCGGTAACGGATTCAATTGGCATTACGATTCATCGCACAGATAAAACAGATTTAGATGAGATTGAAGTTGAATTAATAGAACCTGACGCTACTGCATTATTTGATGCACGTAATAACGTCAAAACAGAATTGATTGAAGGGGTCGCATTATGACTTGGGTAGCCGCAGCCACAATTGGCAGCGCCGTAATCGGCGCGTACAGTTCTAATAAAGCAGCTAACGCGCAAGAACGTGCAGCACGCGAAGGAAGCGCCGCGCAAGAACGCATGTTTAACAGACAAATGGAGTTACAAGAGCCATTTCGTCAAGCTGGCGTTAATGCGCTGCCCGAGCTGGTTGAAGCGTCTCGCTACACACCGTTTGGAATGGAGCAGTTTCAGCAAGACCCTGGCTACGGGTTTCGTTTGCGAGAAGGCATAAAGGCTTTGGATCGTTCGGCTGCTGCACGCGGCGGTTTGTTGGGCGGCAACCAAATGCGCGGAGTTACCCAGTTTGGACAGGACTTGGCATCGCAAGAATACACTAACGCATTTAATCGCTATCAGGCAGAACGCCAAGCACGGCTTGGCCCATTACAAAGTCTTACCGGCATGGGGCAAACCAGCGCTAATACGCTGTCTAACGAAGCCGGACAGTACGGGCAAAACATGGCGGCTAATGCTGCGCAGATGGGCAATATTCGTGCGTCTGGCTATGTAAACCAAGCTAATGCACTGACTGGCTCGTTAGGTAACTACATGAACTATCAACAAAGACAAAAGTATATAGATAGACTTCCTACGCAACCGCCTGCGGGTAATACAGACAATAGAACCACTACCCCTTGGGGCGGGTTTAATTAAGTAAAGGTAAATTATGCCCCCTATTGATTACACTATTCCTGGGCAAATTAAAGGCCTTCAGCTTGAGTCACCGATAAACGTGATGACGGAATTTGCGCAGCTGCAAGGGTTGCAGCAACAGCAGCAAATGAATGCGCTAAAATTCCAAGAAGCGCAACGCGACGCGCAAGAACGCAACGCGCTGGCAAAGCTCGACCCGTCTAGCCCAGAATATCTTACGCAGTTAAAACGTGTAAATCCTAAACTAGCGCTCGACTTTCAAAAAGCAGAGTCTGAAGCTGAGTCAGCGGGTATAACAAAACAAAAAAATAAGTCAGAGTTATTTCAATCTAAGTTAAGAGACTCGCGGTATTTTTTAGAGACTATTAATCCTGATTCACCTACTGCTGCGCAAGAATACATAAATTGGCACAAATCTAACCACGCTGACCCAATATTAGGCGCTGAGTTAACAAGACGCGGCATAACTGAAGACGCGGCTTACGCGCGTATAGACGAAGCAATTAAATCAGGCAGGCTAAAAGATTTAATATTAGAGTCTAAGTTAGGTATGGAAAAGTTTACTGAACTTACACCCGCGTTTAGAAAAGCTGAAGACGAACGGATAAATCTACAGTATTCAGATTATCTAAGCTCGCTCAAATCGGGGGAAACTGCGTTAAGCAAATTGCAGTTTATAGAGATGCAAAACCGGCAGCGCCCTAATGCTGTTGCGCCTGCACCAGCGCCTGCGCCTGCGCCTGCGCCTGCGCCTGCGCCTGATGCTGCTGCACCCGTGCCTGCTGCTGCTGCGGTTGATGCTTCTGCGCGCGCACCTGCTGCTGCGGTTGATTTAACAAACGTGCCGCTTGTTAATCGCAGTATCATGTTTAACCGACCAGCGGTTAATCAACGACCGGTTAACGAACTTGGTGGCTTTCAAACTGCCGCAGCGGTTAACAATCTTGCGGCTGCGCAAACGACAGATAGAGCCACGCCTGCAAATATTACAACGCAACCTGCCGGCGATAAAGACATACCACTAATACACCCAGCCGCCGAGAAACTGTATAACAGCCCTTTGGCTAGCGACAAAGCAAAAGCAGATGCTATACAGCGTAATTATGAAAACAAGTTTAAACAGACGGATAATCAGCGTGATTTTGCTGCTGCAAAAGCCGATGGTTATAAAGGTACTTTTCCAGAATACTTAGACCAACGACGGGAGTCTCCAGATCAGATGGAGTACCGAAGACTTGTAGCAAAAAAAGAATTTAACGGCACGTTTCTAGACTACAAAAAACAATTGGCAATGGCGGGACGCAGCGTAACTAATAACGCCGCGCCGGTAACACCCGTCACTATCCAAGACCCTAATAACCCATCTAAAGCCATAGTGGTTGATGGTCGTACAGGTAAAGTTATTGGAGCGTCAGTTAAAGAAGGGCCGGGGGTAGATTTAACGGCTAAAGAAAGGCAAACCCGCGAAGCTAAATACCCGCAAGCAACAGCGGCTATTAAAACTTACGAAAGTAAATCTGAAGAATTGGCTAGAGACTTAGAAGCCCTAGCTAGCCATCCAGGCTTGGACGGCATTAGCGGCGCTATTTTTGGCCGCATACCATCGGGCACTAAAAACAGCATGGCTGCACAAGAAAGATACAATTCAATTGTAGCTCGCGGCGGTTTTAAAGAGTTGGCAGATATGCGCGCAGCTTCACCTACGGGCGGCGCGTTGGGTAACGTGTCTAATCAAGAAGGGCAATATTTGCGGGATGCGTTTGGGTCAATTGGCCGTATTCAGTCAAAAGAAGATTTAGCCGCCGCGCTTATAGAGGCCGCAAAACGAGTGCGGGAATCAAAAGGCCGTATTCGTGAAGCATATGACATGACTTACGAATACAGAACTGGCGATGCTGCATCTGCGCCTGCGCCTGCGCCTGCGCCTGCACCTGCACCTAAAGCGCCTGCGGTTGGTGCTGTGCAAAACGGTTACAAATTTAAAGGCGGTAACCCCGCAGATGCAAAAAATTGGGAAAAGGTAAAATAAATGGCCGGCCCTTGGGAACAATATCAAACGCCTGCTGCTGCGCCCGCAGGCCCGTGGGATCAATACCGCGAAGACTCATCGCCAGAAATAACGTACACCTACCCGCGTGATGGCGGGGAGCCTACGGTTAAAACTGCAAACAAAATACCCAGCGCTCGTCAAGAAAGCGCCGCGTCATATTATGGCCGCGCGTTAATTTCACCCATAGCAGGTGTTCAACGAGGGCTTCAAGACATTACAGATACCGCCGCGTTATTGCTTTCAAAAGGCGTAGATAAGATAGCCGGCAATGACAACGCGTCTAAATCCATTCAAGCAGAAATTGATCGCCAAAAAGCGGCGTATAAGCAGCAATACGGTGAGTTTGGCGGCGGCGATGTAGGGCGTCTTGCAGGCAACGTAGTCGGCACCGCGCCTGTAGGCGGCATATTGGCAGCCCCAATTAAAAAAGTGGCGCAAATGGCGCCTTCATTGGCTCGCTATTTAACGCCACTAGCTACATCTTTAGAGTTGGGTGGGTTTAAGACTAATTTAGCGCCTGGATTAACATCAACTGGCGTTAAACTTGTTGGCGGCGGCACTACGGGCGCTGTGTCTGCTGCGGCGGTAAATCCGGACGACGCAACAACAGGCGGCGTAATTGGCGCGTTGTTGCCCACAGTTGTTGCTCCTGTCGCGGGAAAAGTTCTTGATTACGGTCGTAAAATATTTGATTTAAAAGGCACCAACTACCTTGAAGCAGTAGAAGGTAAAGGCCGCGACATTATTAATTTACTGCGAGCGGACGCTACGTCAAAAGTTCCCGGCAGTGCACCAATTGCCGGCGAAGTAGCCTCGCCAGCAGGCAGCACTAATTTTTCCGCTATGCAAGACAGGCTGTCTAGACTGCCCGGCGTAGCCACTGCATACGCTGAAAACGCTGCCCAAACTAACGCCGCCCGCATAGCGCAAGAAGATCGGATTAAAGCTCTGCGAGAAGGCGCGTTTAAAAAAGTATTAAATAAGATTGATAACGCGTTAACTAATGTAAGCCAACGCGAAACAGGCGAAGCGTTGTTAACGGCTGCAAAAGCCGAACAAAAATTGGTCAAGACAAGCGTTATTGAGCCGGCGTACACCGCTGCATATAAAGCAGCTGGCGACGCTAAAATAGATGTGTCCGGCGTAGTAAAGACCGCCGAAAACATACTAGAGCGCAAGCTGTCGGACTTTGCGCCAGAAACGGCACCTAATACAGTTCGTAAACTATTGGCGCTCAAACCTAAAGGCGACGCTGCCGCGCCATTAGGCAAAGGTAAAGTTTCGTCCAGAATCACCAAACCCGCGTCGGAGGCTACCGCGCCTGCCGAAGCCACGTTGCAGCAGCTTGACGACATTAGAAAAGCAATTAACGCTGATATTCAAGCGGCTAAAACTTCGCTAGTGCCGTCTTCCGACATGACGCTGCGCAACCTGTACAAGTTGCATGAGTCTATTGATGACGCAATTGGCAAGAGCGGTAACCTGACCAACGAGGCAAAATCGCTGTACGCCAAAGCGGTACAGACTTACCGTACAGAATATGTACCTCGCTTTAAAACTGGCATGAACGCCAATCTGTTTAAACAGACTTCGTTAAACGAGCCAAAGATTATGGCTGACGACGTGGTCGGCAAATATTTTCAACCTAAAGGCGAGCGCGAAGCGGAACAGTTTATTACGATGTTTGGTAAAGACCCCAACGCACTTAAAGTAACCAAAGCGGGTATAGAAGATCTTTACCGCCAAAAAGTTGTAGACGCTGCAACAGGTCGCGTTAACATGACTAAGCACGCCACGTTTATGAAAGACTATGCGCGGCCAATAGCGCTTATGGATGACGCCGGTATGGGGCTGCGCAAAGGGTTTGATGCTATTGGTGCTGACGCTGCTCGCTTGTCGCGCATTCAAGAGTTGATTGATAAGACAGGCAATAAGCTACGCCCGCCGTTGCCGCCAGGCTCCAACGCTATGCTGGTGGAAAAGCGCATTGCTGAAATAACTAAAAATCTGCCTCCAGAACAACTGCGCGCAGTTAACGCCGTGCGGGATGATTTGGCTCGCGAAGCGGAATACGTTCGGTTAGCTCAATTAGGCGGTGCCGGAACTCAAGGGACAGCCCTTGCTACTAAAACCGCTAAAGAAGGGGGTTTACCTGCGCCTAGTTTGCTTAGTGTGCCAATCACCATATTTAATAATGTTGTCAAACGCTTAGCGTTAAAAATGGATGATAAACTCGCGCTAGAAATTGCTCGCGAGTTAACTAACCCCGCTTTGGCGGCGCAGTCTATAGAGCAAGCAACAAACCGCCGATTTGGGCAAGAAGTCACAGATGAAATGCTGCGGCGCGCTGCGCCTTCCGTATCGCGTGCGGCTGCTCAAACGCCGGCAGACCGAAACAACCTTAATCGTAGGTGATAAATGGCTTCGCTAACCCCAACACCCAAGCAGCAGTTCTTCGACGCCAACGGTAACCCGTTAGTCGCCGGTAAGGTCTACACCTACGCCGGTGGCACGACGACCCCGATTGCGTCATACACCGATCAGACGGGCGCAACAGCCAACACCAACCCGATCATCTTGGATTCGCGGGGTATGGCCAACATCTGGTTGCAGCCAACCATCGCGTACAAGTTCCTAATCACCGACAGCACGGATGTCACCCAGTACACCACGGACAATATTCTCGTGCCTGTGGACAACCTGTCGTTCGGCTCGCCGCCCCCGATTGGTGACGTGGCGCCCAACACGGGCGCGTTCACGACCCTGTCGGCGACACAAGATGTGACCTTCTCCGGCTTTGGCTACGTGCAGATGCCCGTGGGCGCAACGACTGACCGTCCAGGCACGCCAGCTGAAGGCATGTTCCGCTACAACAGTACGCTGGACGTCTTTGAAGGCTTTAGCAATAGCCAATGGGGTCAGGTAGGCGGTGCTGCGGGTGCAACTGGCGGCGGCAACGACGAAGTGTTTATTGAGAACGACCAGACGGTCACGATCAGTTATACAATTCCGGCTACCAAGAACGCCATGACGACCGGCCCAATCACGCTAGGTGCTGGCTTTGTTGGCACGGGTAGTATTGCAGCTACGACACTGACAATTGACACGGCTACCTCTGGCGCTGTCGCTGTAGGGTCGATTGTCGCAGGTGTCAACGTAACGGCTGGCACGGTCATCACGGCGTTGGTTACTGGCACCGGTGGTATTGGTACCTACACGGTTGACATCTCGCAGTCAGCATCGGTAGATGCAATCACTGCGGCGGTGATTGTCACCGTCTCATCCGGCTCACGCTGGGTTGTTTTGTAAAGGATAAATCATGGCTTCAGTAGTTCTCTCAGGTGACACCAGCGGATCGGTTACGTTAGCGGCTCCTGCTGTTGCAGGTAGCACAACACAGACCTTGGTAAATGTTACCGGTACGTTAGCGCCCGTGGTGTCGGGTACAGCCGTTGCGTCTACGTCTGGTACGTCGATTGACTTTACTGGCATACCTAGTTGGGTAAAGCGGGTTACGGTAATGTTTAGTGGCATGAGTACAAGTGGAACAAGTTTAAAACAAATTCAACTAGGAACTTCAGGCGGCGTTCAAACTACATCTTATGTGGGGGTAGCAGTTTATGCTGGCCCCAGTACAGCTGGAGCCGCTTATACAAGTGGATTTGTCATAAGAAACGACACTGCGGCAGATCTATTGTCCGGAACAATTTTTCTTACTTTGCTGGATAGCTCTACTGGAAGTTGGTCTGCAAGTGGTTCATTAAGTGCTGGTGCTTACGTCCTTTTAACCGCGGGTTCTAAAACCCTTTCCGG